CCAAGCCTCAAAGAACAAGATTGTGAATACGTCCGACAGCGACACGAGCGAGGGCAGTGTAAAGCCATCGCAATCAACACCACTTACAAACGAGTCCCTTGGGCAGACTGCATCTATGGATTCGACCGCGCTTGGTGGAAACGGTACTACGAAGAAACGCCGGAAGGGTGCGAAAAAGTAACCGGGGATAAGTGGGCGGCGAACGAATACGGACTGACAAGGGTTAAAGTTAGACCGGGCAACTGTTTAAGCACAGATCATGGCATTCTTGACAGCGGACAGAACAGCGGCCACCAGGCTATTCAGTACGCTTATCAAGCCGGGGCAAAGCGTATCATCCTGCTTGGCTATGATATGCAGCACACAGGCGGCAAGAGGCATTGGCACAGTGATCATCCGGGGCCGCTGAATAATTGCGAAGGGATTGCCCAGTGGGTAAAGCATTTCTCACCATTGGCCAGAGATATAGATTTTTACGGCGTTGAGGTTGTAAACTGTACAACAGAAACGGCGCTACATTGTTTCAAAAGGGGCGTAATCAGTGATTACTTATAAAGTGCAACGGGTTACAGAACCGGACATAGAGCCGATTACGCTTGCAAAGGCCAAAGAGCATCTTCGTATCGAGTCGGATTTTGCGCTTGATGATGACTTGATTTGCGCGTATATCGGTGCAGCCAGGGATCAATCCGAGAAATACTGTAACCGTTCTTTTGCCCTTGCTGATTTCTTTCTGATGATTACCGGGTTCCCTGGCACCACTGCTGCAATCACCTTGCCCGATCCAAAGACTGCCGAAGTCACAGCAATTACATACATCGACGACAGCAACACGGAGCAGACCGTTGATCCGGGTGATTACGTTGTGGACATTGACCGACAGCAGATCAGGCCGACAGGTAACTGGCCTATTCGCGGCAAGTCTTTAAAGATCAGCTACAGCGCCGGTTATGACGCCAGTGTTTCGCCTGCTGAGACTATCCCTAAGAGCGTTGACCAAGCTATGTTGCTCATCATTGCCGATATGTACGAGCTACGGCAAAGCCAGATCGTGGGCAACATGATTTCAGAGAATCCAGCCGCATCCATGCGCCTTTCACTGCACCGCGTAGAAATGGGGGTCTAATATGTCACGACCTGGCGCAATGGATCAGAGAATTATCATCAGGCGCGTGGATAATAGAACGCCTGACGGTTATGGCGGCTTCACAGAGACTGTCACAACGCTTGCGACCGCATGGGCGGCTATCATTCCTAAAGGTGGCAGCGAACAGGACAGGGCCGACAGGGTTAATGCCGTGGGTACGGTTGTCTTTGCTATACGCAACCGCCAGGACATAGATTTTCTGGAGAATGATCGTATTGAGTGGCTTGGCCGTGACTACAACATAAGGGTTATTGAATACCCTAGCGACCGGGCGCAATACGTTGAGATTTTGGCGCAGCGCGGGGTTGCTGAGTAATGGCTTACAGCGGCGTAAAGATTGAGGGGCTGGAAGGGCTTCAGGACATTCTGGGCGACCTTGGGCCAAGGGCCGCACGTAACCTTAACCGCTCGACGATTCATGCCGTCGCTGGCATTGTACGCAAGGAGGCGCGAAAGAAAGCGCCAAAGGATGAGGGTACGCTCAAAAAGGCGATCAAGGCCAAAAGGCGCAAGCCTCGCCATCCTGATTATCCCTACAGTGATGTCATGGTTGAGCATGGCCGTAACGCTAAAAATGACGCATGGTATTGGCGCTTTGTTGAGTACGGGACACAAGACCTTCCAGCGCGTCCGTTTATCCAGCCAGCCATTGACGGTATCAGGTACGATATACCGGCTATTTACCGCAAAGAGTTTGCCAACAAGCTGGCCAAGATGCTTGCCAAAAAGAGGAAGCGTTAATGGGCATGGAATTAGAGCTACAGGAAGCAATCTTTCAGAACTTATCCGGCGATGCTCCATTGCTTGCTTTGGTTAATGGGATTTATGACTACGTGCCACAGCCCAATGATGCCGGTAGCCCTGCAAACTTCCCTTATGTTGTTGTAGGTGATGACAGCCTGAACGCATGGGACACGGATACCACTACCGGCGCGGATTCATCCATTGTTATTCATAGCTGGAGCCGGTACAAAGGCAAAAAAGAAATCAAGCAAATTCAGGGGGCCGTTTACGCGGCTTTGAACCGTGCTACACTAAGCATCGACGGTTATTCGTTTGTAACCTGTGACCTGCTAACCTCAGATAGCTTTATTGATTCTGATGGTATAACGCAACACAGTACGCAAACATTCAGAGTTCTTTTCAACACAGCCTGACGGAGGGCTAACCCATGCCAAACTATATTGGCCGAGATTTTTTGATCAAGAAAGCATCGACAGTTCTGGCTTCCGTCAGAGCAAAAACAGTCACCATCAACGGTGAGCCAATCGACATTACCACGGATAACAGCGCAGGTTATCGCACACTTTTGGGCGAAGCTGCAACGCGCTCGATTGATATGTCTGTTGAGGGTCTGACTGATGACGATACCCTACGCGCCATTATCCTGGGTGCTGGTGGTTCGCTTCTGTTGACTGATGTAACGGTTGATTATCCTGACGGTGCCAGTCTTGCCGGTGATTTCTTCCTGAACAGCATGGAAGAATCAGGCCAGCACACTGATGCGGTAGGCTTTTCGGCTTCGCTGCAATCATCCGGCCCCTGGTCATATACACCCGCGTAAGAGGTTTTAAATGTCAGTCTTTGAAGATGTGACGCTTGAATGGGAAGGCAAGAGCAAAACCGTACCACATAACGATGTGATGCGAATGCTTGCGAAGGTTGAAGATCAGCTTACGTTGCACGAAATGCAGCTTTTCCGTCAACGCGGCACCGCTCCCCTGATCCGGGTGTCTATGGCTTACGCCTGTGCGCTTCGTCACGCTGGCTTTGAGGTTAGCGATGACGAGGTATACAAGCGAATCATGGACAGCAGCAGCGGCGATCAGGGACAGCTTGCGCTTACGATTGTAAGTAGCCTCCAGTCTATGATGGTGCCGCCTGCCAACCTGGACGTTAAGCAAGAGGCGACAAGCAAAAAGCCGGGAAAAGGCAAGGCCGTCAGCAACTCGTCAAAGAAGCGTACAGAGCCGCAGTCGGGCTAGGGTGGGTCACACCAACAGAGTTCTGGCGGCTGCATCCTGATGACTTTTTTTGGTTGTGGGAAACAAAACAGCCTGGGCACCGCGATAAGTGGGATGAGCTTTATCAGGCACTAAAAAGCGGGTGATATGTGGCAACAGTAATTGGCGATCTGGCGGTACGAATCGGCGCGGATACCAGTGGGTTAAACTCTGGTATGGCCAAGGCGAACAAGCGGATTGGCCAGTTAAGCCGTAAAGCCGCTGATGGCAGTAAGCAGATGGCCAAGTACGGCGCTGCTGCTGCCGCTGCTGGTGCCGCCATTGCAGCCGGTTTGGTTGTGAACAGTATTGCAGCAACACGCGAAACGGCTAATCTTGCTAAAATAGCAAATAGCAGCGTCTCTACCTTCCAGAAAATGGCCTTCGGTGCCAAGTCCGTTGGCATTGAAAACCAGAAACTAGCCGACATTCTTAAAGATACGTCTGATCGCGTGGGTGACTTCTTGGCCACTGGCGGCGGGCCGATGGCTGATTTTTTTGAGAACATAGCGCCAAAGATCGGCGTTACCGCTGAAGAGTTCCGCAACCTTTCAGGGCCGCAAGCCCTACAGAAATACGTCAACGGCCTGCAAGAAGCAAACCTTTCGCAATCAGAAATGACCTTCTTTATGGAGGCGATTGCCAGCGATGCCACGGCACTGATACCACTGTTAAAAGATGGTGGCGCAGCAATGGCAGAGCAGGCGGCACAAGCTGAAAGATTGGGGATTGTCCTTTCTGATATTAAAACTGCAAAGATTGAAGAAGCCGCCAAGCAGATGGACAAGGTTGGCGAGATTAGCGCGGGCTTTGTTGATCAGTTTACGGCTGAGCTATCGCCGGTTATTACGGCATTAGGAAAACAGTTAGTTGGATTAACTGAGGACGTTGGCGGCGTGGATAATGCGGCTACTATTGCGTTTAATAATATGATTGAAGGGGTTGCGTTAGTTATTAACGCTTTCGATAGGATGAATCGAAACGTTTTGATGACACAAAACACCATTGACCAGTGGGCGGTACTGGTCAGAATTGGTTTACTGGAAGTGGCCAGGGAAATAATAGACATACCGCAAGACGCCGTTAATCAAATGATAATGGCTATCAACGAAATACCCGGAGTTAAATTTGATTTTATAGAAATGTCCGATACTAGCAAAAATATTACGGGCAAGATTGAAGATTCTAAAAAACAACTTCTTATATGGCGCGGCGAACTGGCCTCAATGCTTTCCGAGCCATTGAAAGGGGATATGTTAAAAAGATTTGTGGCTGATGCCATAACAGTTGCGGAAGCTTCAGCAGCGGCAGCAGCGGCAGC